AATAGAAGTGGAAGGGCTTACTGGCACTAATGGCGGAACAATGCCTAACGGAACACAAACCGTTACCAGTATAAGTGGCGACCAATTTACATATACCGCCACCGCAGCGTTGCCATACTACACAATAGCAACCCCACTTAACATTACCGCTACCACTATTCCCTCTACAGGTACGGTTGAGGTTGATATTGTTGAGCATGGACTTGGCTCTAGTGGATGGGCAACAATTAGCGGATACACTGGAGCAAATAGTTACTTGAATGGGAGTTATCTATTTACAAGACACAATTCTAATAAATTGCGTTTTAGTGTTAGTGGCATTACTACAGTTTTAAATCAAGCTGCAGTGCTGTCTCAGATGACCTACAACCTTACGATCACCTCGGCAACTGCTTTAAATCCAGATAGGGAGTCTGAGCAGATTGAGGTTGGTGGTAGATTCTCCGTGGGCGGTGGATTCATGCACCAGCCGGGTGCGCCTTGGGCTACCTACTTCCAGCGCAGGTTGTTCGTTCCGTTCTACTACGACCAATCTGGCACTTTTAGCGCACCAGTCTACACTAGCAGGAAAATTTCCGACGAAATCGCGGTTTCTGACCTGCTGGACACCACGACCTTCGACCAAATCGAGAATCAGTTCCGTATTACTGGTGGTACTGCCGACTATGTGGTAGCGATGCACGGGTTTTATGAAGATGCCTTGGTGGTCTTGAATCGCAATAGCATCCATCTTGTGGCACAGACCCAAGGAAGCCTGTCTGACACCGTGGTCAAGGAACTTACTGGTGAGGTTGGTTGCTTGGCTCGCAAGACGGTGGTCATGCAGGCTAACAACATGCTATTCTTGGCCGACGAGGGCATTTACGGGCTGACCTTCCTTAACGATTACAACCTTCGTGGCACGGAGGAACCGCTTTCCAAGAACATCCAGCCGTATATCGACCGCATTAACAAGAATCTTGCTGATAAATCGGTAGCAGTTTACTTCAACAACCGCTATTACATCGCAGTCCCGCTGGATTCTGTGGCTGGAGGCAACGATGCCCGTGGAAATAACGCGATTCTGATCTACAACTTCTTGAATAAAGGCTGGGAGTCGCTTGATACCTATGGAGATTCTAGGTTTTTGATCAAGAACTTCATCACGGCAAGTGCTGGGGTGCGGAATAACCTGTATGCCGTTAGCGCAAATGGTGGCTTGCACCAGATTGATGCTTCTGACTCATCCACAGACCGCTTGAGCGTTACGAATGAAAGCACAGATGTGGTCACTCCCACGATTAATTCGTATGTGACTAGCCGTGGGTACGACTTTAAGACCCTTGAGCGCAAGAGGTTCACGGACGCACAGGTTCAGATGCAGAACTTGTCTGGGGAAACTGGCGAGTATGACATTGCGTTTGCTACTGAAGACCCCGACTCGGCAGAAAGCATTGGAACTACCACCACATTCCTTGGTGGGCAGATCCTATCACCTAGCAACCCGAACGAGGCTGAAACCGCAAGCATCCGATGCAGACTTGGTGGTCAGCGTGGTTATACTGGGACTATCACATTGACAAGGACTATAGGTTCACCTAAGATCCACTCTATTCAAGTGGCGGGTTCTATCACCAACAGACAAATTCTATCACAAAAATAATATGGGCGTTGTAAATACAACCTACACATTTACAAGCACTGACACAATTACCAGTGCTAAAATGAATAACATCATTGATGAAACGACATTTACTAGCGATGCGATCCAAGGAACCACCTTGCAAGTTGTGTCTCCTGGAAAACTCGCCGTGTCTGCTGGTGGCATTACCTCTAATGAGCTTGCGTCTAATTCCGTTGTTACCGCTGCTATTACAGACTCCAGTGTAACCACTGCAAAGATTGCGGATGATGCCGTAACCAGTGATAAAATTGCGTTTCCATCAAATTTTCCAATTCAAATTGTTCAGGCTGTCAAAACTGATGTTCAGACAATTGCAGGAACAGTTTCTACTTGGGTGGATGTTGCTGGATTATCCATAACACTTACTAGATCTGTTCCAAGTTCTTTAGGGAAAATAAGAATTCAAGCCGCAATTCCATCAACAGTAGATAATTTTCCAGATCACGGGATTGCATATCGAATCATGCGTGACTCGTCAACAGTTATCGGGGTTGGAGATGTTGCTGGGAATAGATTGCTGGCAACTACAAATACGGGTTATTCCGGCAGATATAACAATATACCTGCATCGATTGATTTTATTGACTCCTCACCCGGAAGTGCCTCAACTGTAAGTTATAAAATTCAAGCCAAGACATACAGCGCTGAAACTGGATTCATCAACAGATCGGATATTGATTCAAATGTTGGTGACTACATATTTAGAACAATCAGCACCTTGACACTTACGGAGCTTACCCCGTGAACCAGCATCTATCCAAAGCAATAGCAATTTATGAACCTTGATCTTTCACACATCGACCCAGATGTACTCGCTACCTGTAGCGAGGTGGATAAGATTGAGTATGCGATGAGTCAATCCGAGGAAAAGGTTGACTGCCCGTTGACCCATCTTTTCACTCCGGGCCTTTATACAAGAACCATTTTTATGCCTGCTGGTTCGCTTATTATGTCAATGACTCACAGCACAAGGCATCCATTTATTATTAGTTCTGGCGAGGTTGATGTGATTTCACCAGAGGGGTCTGTAACCTATGCCGCTCCGTATATGGGCATAACCCAGCCGGGAACAAAAAGGTTTTTGCATGTAAAAAAGGACACAACATGGACGACATTTCACGCTAATCCCAAAAATTTGGTAGATCCAGACCAAGTTGGGAAAGATATTCTTGAAAAATGTAGTAATCCGCTAATTGATGAGAATCACCCAATGCAAAAGCCTTGGAGCAAAAATGAATCAAATTCAACAATTATCAATGCTATTGGAGATGTTATGACAATCGAAGAACTAAATACAAATAACAAGGAGGAAAATCAATTATGTCTTGGGTAGCAGTAGGAGTGGCTGGAGTTGGAGCAGCAACATCATTAATTGGTGGGCGTAAGAAAAAAGCAGGAAAACCACCCAAACCAGTTGATATTTTTAAGAGCGGTATTGCAAACAGACAAGCGTCTGGGCTTTTAAATTACTATCGGAAGAATGTTCCGGGCTTTATCGGTCTTCAAAATGAATTTGGGCCACAACTCATGGCTCAATCCCTCGGCCAAGGGGAGCAATACCTAACTGGTGTTGATGGTCAAATGGGTCTATTCGGTTTGAGCCGAATGGCTGGAGAGGAAACGGGACAAACCCTTACCGACCTTCGTGCTTCTGAACTTGCCCAGCAAACTGGCCAGACTGGGTTGACTCGCGGTCTTATGGCTGCGCTCTCGCCAGAACAGGCTGCAGTTGTGCAAGCATCTGCTCAAGAGGCAGAAAGGGCTAGGGCATCAGCCCAAGGCGTGACCCCAGAGGAGCAGCGGATGTACCAGCAGACCGCTAGAGAAGCGGCGCAAGCGTCTGGTCGCCTTGGTGGCAACTCTGCCATTGCCGCAGAGATCATGGGTCGTGAGAATGTGATGGCAGCAAAACGCGCAGAAGCAGCACAGGCTGGACAGCGTGCATATAGTCAAGCTGGAGAATTCTACACCAACCCCGGACTACAGGCACTTAGAAGTGCGCCACAATCCTACACCGCTGGGATGGGAGCGTTGGGAATTGGACTCACTTCAGGCCCAGCATCTTCTGGTCAATTTGATTACAATATGCCACTTGGATTTGCACAGCAAATGGGTGGAGCGCAGAACCAATACAACCAAGCAGTTTACCAGACTAACCTCGCCAACCAACAAGCTAAGGCTCAAATGTGGAGTAGCATTGGAAGTTCCTTAATGGGTGCTGGAATGAACATGGCAGGAGGTGGGTTTAACTTTGGAGGTGCTGGTGGCGGTGCTGGTGGCGGCGCTGGAATGCAGACAGCACAAAGCCCTTGGGGAAATGTAAGATATAGCTACATCTAAAATTATGGCACTATTCGGAGGACAAGTACAAACAGCACCATATCAATCGCCAGACTACGGGCCTTCCGTAGCCGCTGCGCGTGAATATGCAATGGCTGGAGCGCAGGGCATTGCTGGAATGGTTGGTCAAGTAGGCGACTACTTCAAGCAGCAGGGGGAGGCTAAAAAATCAGCACAACTTGGGATCAAGATCGCGGAAGCCGCGAAGATAATGGATCCACAACAAGCGCCTTACTACGACAACCTCATCTTCTCCATGAAGGACGAGAACACCCCCGTGCAGGTTCGTGGTGCGTTGGGTGCTAGTGTGCAAGACTTGCTGAAGCAGAATGTGAGCAGCCGTGCAGTTGCTGTGCAGGAAGCCCAGATGGGAATGCGCCCTGCGTATTTTGGTGGTGGAAGGCAAGCGTCTACTAGGCCAACTTACAGCACAAGTGCCATATCACAAGCAGCCAGTACAGGTCGCGGAGTGGATATGTCACAAGGTGATGCGGCATTGGCCGGGCAACCAAATCAAGGCATGACTCCTCCGGGGTCAGGTGCAACAGTAGTGCAAGGGTCTCCACCCGGAGCAAGCGTAAATCTTGATGCTGGAAATCTCAATTCCATGATCCAGCAGTTAGCTAAACTGCGACCAGTTTCACCAGAAGAAAATAAACAATATGTTACAAACTTTGCTGATGCTGTGGTAGCTCAAAACGAACAAGGTGCAACACAAGTCCTAAGTCAGATAACGACTGAGTTGAACAAGGCTCGCGAGGGACATAAGGTAAAAGAGGGTCAACCAGCAGTTACGATTCAAACTCCATCTGGTTCATTTAGTGCAGTACGCACTGTTGGTGGGGATTATGTAAATCAAGAAACCGGGGAGATTATTGATTCCAAAACTGGATCACCAAAGAAATTTGGTGGAGTGCGATTGTTGAACCAAGACGACCTAAACAAGGCGCAAGAGATTTATGATGCTTCTATGGGTGGTGAAGTTCTTCCGCCGCTACCTGACAACTTCGATCCACAATCCTCGATTGGAACACCAGCGGAGCGTGCTAGGGTTCAAGGAATGGTAGCTGAAAACCAAGGACGGGCAATGGTTCAAAATACGCCACAAGGTGCGATGCCGACCGACCCGTCAATAACATATGGGGCGACTAGCCCACAAGCACCTCAAAGTCGAGTTTCTCAATCAACTCCAGTACAAAGCCTATCGCCTGTTGAGCGTCAAGTAACTTTTGCTTCCCCAACAAAAGCACAATCAACCAATGATGATTTGGTTCAAGAGTACAATAAACTCACCACGCTTGACCCATATCAAAAGGATTTGATTAACTCGACCATGGTTGAGGCATCTCAATCTGGATCGGCTCCAAACAAAGCAGTAGCTACAGAATTGGAACGGAACATCCTTTTCAACCGTGCATTTGTTCCTACTTCACTTCCAAAACAAGGGGTTAGAATTGTGACGGCAGAGGATAAAAAGCGTGAAAGCAATGCATTGTTGGCGCAGGCAAAGACTAGAACCGTTGACCGGGTTATGGCTTATGAGCTAATGAACCGCTTTGATACGATTCAGCAGATTCTTAATCACCCGCAAGCTAATGAATTTTTCGGGCAGTCAATCCCAGAAGAGGAAGTCAAGAAACTGGCGAGAGAACAGGGTGGCATTTACGCACTATACGCAAACCTTAAAGGCCAAGACCTTGTTGGAGCATTGGCAGACATTAAAGAGAAATCAGGAACTGCTGCTGGAATGGCGGCATCAGAAACCAAGGCGTTGCAAGAGGCGGCTAATCCACTTCTTTCCACTCAAGACTGGGGTTCTGCCAAGAAAACACTTATGCAGCTTTCTGCTGATGTTGTTAGATCTGGTAAGAAACTTGGACTTACGGGTGTGTTCTCTTATGTTGACCCAAATGACAGAACAAAGGGATTCAAAGCCCAAGAACTTCTTAGGTCTACAAACGAATTTGATCCGATCTTTGAGGATGAGGTTGAATACTTCAACAGGGTTAATAGCCTAAAAAGCAGATTGCAAGGCGGACAGGGTACTGGTACAACTCAACCAGCACCACAAGCCCAACCGCAATCACAACCATCTGCGGTTACTCCAATGGGACTTGAATCTTTGTTCTTTCCAACACGATAACCACAATGACCCCCCAACAACGGGACGCACTAAAACAAGC